TAATGACTGATCATATTGAAATAAGAAGGCGATACCCAAATAATTTACCAAATCATGTCAAGACTAATGTATCTACATATTACAACAATAGTTTCACTAACACTGATGTTAAAAACATACCAAAAAATAAGCGTGTATACATCACCAAGGACCTTGTTAATGGTAAAGTAAAACACGTTTATAATCAAGATGGTATTATTAAGTTACTCACGCTCGGACGAGGTCGACAATTCGCGGCTAAAAGCCCTATTTCACGTAGAAAATTTGACATTAAGAATGTCATCCCTTTTACCTAGGAGGATTCACTCATGCGTCGATGATAACCATGGGTGGTTCATCCTCGTAGCCATAGTAGTGGATGGAGATTCCATACAAGTTCATCATGCGGGGATACAACTCCTGATTGATGAACATTTTCCAGTGAGGCAAAGTCGTCAAAAAATATTCACACCTATCTTCCCCAAATCCACGTTCGTAAAGAAAGTCTTCATATCGTATAGTCTTCATCTCAGAAGTGATACTTATTGGTAAGACACATGTCTTCATCTCTTGAGCTTTTAAGACATCGATGATATAGTATCCATGTGCGTCACAAATAAAATTGATTTTCATTTCGGGGTATCCCTTGATATAGGCTTCAAAGTCAGAATTACTGGGGAGGGTGGTGAAGACGCTCCATTTTTCACACCCACTATTTGGGCGCGAGAAGATACCCGGGTGGGTGTGATAGGTGAACATTGAATTTGAATACCATTCGGGTTCTAGAACACTACTATCTATACGAGCTCTTTCTTTTGATGTTACTTTGGTGAAACCTTTATAGGTATACGTATCATCAAAAATTAATTTTCCCCCATACTCCCATTTTTGTTTCGTTGATATCTTACTAATCTTTTTTAGGTCTTTCACGAGTCGGGTAGGGAGTTGGATGAGATGGAAACTCATACTTATAGAGTATATTAAAGTATACACCAAATGATCGAAGACTTGGCTCGAGAGATATATTCTGACCTGGGTCCGGGGTACAGTGAGAGAGTATATCACAACGCAATGGAAGTTTTACTACGGGAGAGGGGGATACCCTATGAATCGGAACGTGTGGTGTTGATTAAGTTTAAAGGTCACGTGATTGGAAATTTGAGGATAGATATGATCATTGACAATACTACAATTCTAGAATTCAAAATCATCAAGTCTCTAAATGAAGCGGCGGAGTTGCAGGGTAAAAATTATCTTCATCTGACAGGTCTGAAGACTGCGTATCTGATAAATTATCCACCGTGTCGGGATCGGGAGGTTGAGGTCCGGAAGATTGAAGTAGGACCATTAGGGGAAGAACCCGTGCCATACACTGATAAAACCGAAGAGATTCTTGATACTGAGCCCCTGGATCTAGGACAGCTCCCCGAAGAAGTTCTTGCGCTCTCTCTAGAAGACCCCGAGCCTCTTCGAGACAATGCTGCGCATCTGGATTGTCTAAATTAACGTCGTCTAAGTACGGTAGGACGTGGGTCTCCAGTTCGTAAAGTGCTTGCTCCATATTTATTATAAAACAATGACTCCTTATACTTAAGTATCGTAATTTCTTGGAGTGCCGGGGTGCCACCATTTGGTGGCTTTTTACAATAAATTTTACAATTACAACAGTCCCTCCTATTTAGAAGTTGTCTCTTGTTTGCATAACACCTCAGTGGTAAATTGATGTCTTTTGCAAAGTAACGCACCAGTCTATCTATGAATATCATCTAAACTAGTTGCTATGGTAATCTTTATATCGTTGCTATATATTCCCACCTGAGATCATTACAAATCTTTTTCCATATGATATCTTGTTGGTACAACTTTTCCTTGGATTTTAGGAGAGGGAAGTATTGAAGATAATCATCTTCACCTAGGAGTTCACAGAATTTATAGAGGACATATGAATAACTGAGGAAGTTTTTCCTCTCCGTCGGACAGTTCTTATCGAAGGGTTTCTGTATATCTTTGAACATCATACGAAGGCGTTCTTCTAGTTCTTGTGGCATATTTGGTGGTTGGATTCCATTAAGTATGTTAGTGATATACGGTACGTGTTCATAGTACTTGTTCAACCGAAGTTTTTTTAAAAGTCCTCGAATCTTCGCGTGTGTGATATCTTCGAGGTTTTTTATTTTTATCTTCTTCAACTCTGATCTCAATTGTCCTATAACTTCGTCGGGAATACACGTCATTTCTTGTGCTTGAAATTGTGATATCCATTCGTTGAAATGATTTTCCCGTTTGTATGAATAATTTATAATTTTCTCGGTCGACTCTTGTTCTTCTTTGTATGTCAATTCTGAACTTATAATGGAGGCAATGATTTTACCACACGATTCACATACCATGTCACTAGTATCGTAACAATTTATTATGTTACTGTCTGGGCACGTCTTACAGGTATCTATAAGTTTCACTATGGGTCTATTTATATTTTGTTTTTCAACGTTTATTAGATAATCTGTGAAAATATCTTTTCGTTTGAGGCCGACAGTTTCCTTAACGTTAAAAATATTATCAGTGTTTATTTCTTCATCATTTTCAACAGAGTGTTGTTTCATGTAAGGCATACATTTAAACATATATTCAGTCATTTCATGTTCATACCTTTTTTTATTGGAAGGATCTTTCTCTATAAGTTCAGACCATTCTTCTAACTTGTTGTTATATCTACTTAAAAAGTTTCCTTCCATTATATAAAGAAATGTTGTTTAAACTTTTAAGTATCATTTTTCATTTTTTCAGAAAACTTACAACATACCCAGATTATCATATAGTTTCAGAAGAACTTGAATACGAAGTTGAAGATACTATGAAATATCAGGTTGAAGATGATTTTTGGAGGATGGAGAGTAAAAGTTGGGATGGCATTTTGAGGGAATATTGTGTGGATGTGACTGGTAAAAAGTTTAGGAACACCACCATTCCCCAGAATGTAAAATATGTCATCATCCGTACAACATATTCATTTAATGGACATTTATATAAATCCATTTCCAACGACATCAATTTTAAACCCGGGAAAAATGATGAAAGTCGTATGTATTTTAATATCCCTTTGAGTAGCGTTTATTTAGTTGACCATGATGATAAACCAGTGAGAAACATTACTGAAAAGGTGAAACGATACATTGGACCGAGAAACGACTTTCATAAACAAAAAGTATCGCTATACCATTTTCTATATTATGATGTGGAAACTTTGAGGGAGAGATTTCCAAAAATAAAAATTGTAAATAGTTTGGATATGAAGAAAACTATATCTACATTGGACAGTTTTACAACTGATCTTCGGATACCTTAGTTGCCAGGTAAAATTTAAGTTCCCCCAAGTTTGCTACATTGTATTTTAAAATTAAAAACCTATTTCCATTTTCTTGAATAATTTGGACAGATGAACACATACTCGTTGCCTTTGTAAAGATGTTCATATACCTCAGACTATACAACCCCGTTATATCCGGACTCTGTTCCTGACAATCGATCGTCGTTTCCTGGTTTGCAAAATCTCCCTCACAATTGAAAGATATTTTCATTCCATGTCTTCGAATCTGAATTTCCGATCCAATATTTGACATGTCCCTACACAATCTTTGTAAATCTACGGATGGGAGGGTGGTCACGGTAGTCATAGTCACATCTGGTACCTCAATCTTACTTTCATTGATATCAAGGAGTTTGAGTTGAAATTTTGTATTGGTTTTTTTCGACTCACTCATAATTTCGATGTCCATATATTCCTTTGAAATGATTTCTATTTTAAGGACATCATTATTTGTAATAGTTTTTAAAAGTTTGAATGTATTTGAAATATTTATTCCCGCTATAATTTCATCTTGGTCGCAATGATATTCTTCAAAGTTATCGGCTGATAGAAACATGTCTATGAGTGACGTCCTCGCTGTATCTAAAGTTACAATAAACATCCCTTCGGGTTTAAAGTAGATATTCACATCATTCAATATATCCTTTAAAACTTCGAATGTTGATTTAAAAGCTGTAGCTTGGATTGTTACAAGTTTCATATCTTGATGTATGGTGCATCACATCTTTAAATCTGTATATGGTTCACCCTTTGAGACATCGCGGCTTATTTTCTCTTCAAGTTCCTTCGTCATCGCCGGTTGCAAGGATTTACCATATTCGTCTAATGTAAACATATCAGAATCACCTTTTCCATCTAATGTGGACATTGAACAAAAGCCTCCCCCAATATTTCCATTTGATATCTCTTTTGAAGGTAGCAGTGAATCCAGCCAATTTTTTATTTCGATACCTACCAGAATCTTACCATTTTTCGTCAGCATGGTCGGTACACGACTGATTTTATTTTTATAGTTTGGTGGAACACCTTGTGTATTTACATTGTGGTAATGGACCAACTGTTTCAATTGTTGATGTTTACTAATATATTCAATAATATCCATCGAATGTTTACACCTTGGACTGTATATCAGCAGAGACATATATTATATAGATTGTATTTTCTAAAAAAAAATTAACGCATAGTAGTAAAGATGAGATACATATACTTTGTCGCTTTGATTATACTACTCCTTTTCCTGATGCACAGACGGGAGACGTTCAGTCTTTCAGGCTACACTAAACCAGTTGGTCCAATTAAGTTTGATGACCCCAGACCAGATTTATCTGGATACACTGAGGCCGAGGTAAATATCAATAATGATACGATCCAAGAATTTGTTCTTCAAACAAACAAGGAAATCTCGAAACGTACTGGTGTTTGTACCTATATAATAGAGACGACCTCTATCAAAAAATATTCCGGTGGTGAGGCGGACATCTACGAATGTATGTTTATGGTGGTGAAAAATAATGGTTTCGCCTTTGGGTTTTCCGTCACAGCCTACTTTGAATTAATGAACGGGAAGGCTAGCCTCAAGGCTCTTCGCTCTCAACCAGTTGGTATCCAGGCCCCTGATGATGTCACACCCTTCGTAGACGGTATGAGGGGTAAGGATTTCATCGAATATAACCTAGTCAGGGAAACTGCTATACCCACAAAGAGTGAGTTGGATTCAGTCAAAAATAATTTACAGTAAATGTAATGATAAGCATCGAAGATGTTTTGAAGATTGATGAAAAGAAAAAACAAATCAAGAAAGAAATTTACATGAAAATATACGAACAATTTTCAGCCAAGATTAAACAATCGGTAGAACTTGGACATAAACAACTTTTCATGACCATTCCCTACTTTTTAATAGGGTACCCGGTATTTGACAGAGCTGCAGCTGCGAAGTATATCGCCAGGCAATTTACACTGGGTGGATTTCAAGTTCAATTGGTGAGTGAATTTGATATATACGTAAACTGGATGACCCCAAAGAAGAAAAAGGAAAAGAAAGGTGCTACAGATGATGGAGATTTCCCAAACCTAATGAACCTCAAGAAGATGGCAAATCAGTACAGGCGGGGTGCGTAGGAAAAACTATTTTTAAAAAACCCCTTAATCATAAATGGACAACTTGAACGTTTTAGTAGAAGCTAAAAAAGAGTATTTGGGGCAGCTCTGTCTCATTATGTGCCCAGCTATGATTGAAGTTTTTCAGGATACATACAATGAAGCCGTCACCATGTCCAAGGGACGAAAAGTTTTGGTTATGTTCCAAAAGTTATTGAAGGAGGTACCAAACTGGTCCAATGCGATGTCTAAACAACATTCCGATAATATCGCAAATAGGTGTGCATGGTTCAACGACCTCTTAGCCGCGGTGTTTGTCGCGTGCACTAAGATTCTCTCTGCTGTCCGCCTCAAGGCTGACAACAAAAAGATTGCCCTCAAGTTACCCACCAACGAGGTTTTCATTCAGACGTGTTACAACAATGTCGCTAAAGATTTGTACAAAGATCCCTACATTTTCCACGAAGATCAGAGTGAATACACGAGGGATGAAATACTGACTTCACGCTTTTGTGCGTGTATCGAGACAACCGTCAAGGAACTCATCCCCGTTCAACAGATTCTCCAAACTTACATGTCCCAAGATTCTAGGGATATAAATCTGGGTGGTGAAATTGAGGATGGTCCAGATCCCGACGTGGTGGATGATTTTGAGGAGGAACCAGAGACCTTTGGGGGGGAGCCTCCAGTGGAACCAGAGTCCGAGATTGAGCCCCCGGTGGAACCGGAGTCCGAGATCGAGCCCCCAATGGAACCACCGTCCGATATCGAGCCCCCGATGACTGGTTTGGAAAATGAATTTAAGACCATTCCCACCGTCAAAGATCCCCAGGCCGAAGAAGACGATGAGGGTGTTCTATTCGGCGACGCACCAGAGCAACGTACAAAAAATCCCAGGTATAATTAAATGGAACTCTCTGATTACTTACGCGAACCTATGAGTGCCGCTTTAATTGCTGGCTGTATAACTGCTGGTTATATTCATGTCAAAGCTCAACTCAATAACGAGGGAAAGTTGGAACTTAACAAATACGCTAAACCCGCCGTCCTTAACGCGATTCTGGTGTTTTTCATCGTATCCCAGGGTCTCGGTAAAAAAGAGGTCATTTCCAGTGACCCCTTCTAAACTTAAAGATTATAAACTCGTACTAAGAAAATGGCATCTGTTTCGGCATTCAACGATATGATGGGTCAATTTCTTGTGGAATTGCACAAGACTTTTCCAGATGAAAAGGGCATTAAGAAGATGTTAACTTCTTTCGATCTAATTAAGAGCACCAACCCGCGCATTATTGTGGATGGTTTCATGAAGGGTGTTTCTCCGTATTCCGATAAGATTTCCGCAAAGGATGAAACCTTCCTTTTGAAGGAGATTGATACAATCGACGTATTGAAGGATCTCAATATCAAGAGCTATTGGACCAAAATGTCTGAGAACACCAAGGACGTTACCTGGCAGTACCTCCAGACACTCTACATGCTTGGGACGACCATCACGTCTATTCCCGCAGACACCCTCTCTATGATTGAGGGTATCGCGAAGGATTGTGCGGACAAGATGCAAACGGGGGATGGTAACATTGACCAGGATGCCCTAATGAAAATGATGGGTGGTATGCTTGGTGGTCTTCCAAAAAAATAAACCTTAACATATATTAAATGAAGGCTTGGTTCGACAATCCTCAGCAACTCATTAACGCCGAAAAGGTTTTACAATTTTGGCCCACTAGGGAACAAACACCAGAGGAGAGGGTGAATGCCGCCTCTCGGTTCGTGATTTATGTGTGCTGTGTATTGTACCTCATTCGTCGTGATCCCCGAGTGTTCGTACTCGGGTTGGTGGTGTTGTCGGTGATTTATGTTTTATACACATCCAAGATGGTCAGAGAGAAATATGGGGGTGACACCAAACCCGCCAAATGTCAACATCCAACCCAAGACAACCCCATGGCAAATGTATTAATTACGGATTATACAGATGCCCCAAACCGCCTAGAAGCGTGTTATTATTCAAATGTGAAACCCAAGACGGGGGACCGTATCCCATATGATGGGGGGAGATCTCGCACCCCCATGCCCAAATATCAACGTAACGGGCTCGATCGCCAATTTATTTCGAACCCAGTTACAAAAATACCAGGTGACCAAACCGCGTTTGCTGAATGGTTGTATGGACCCAAGAATGGCCCCACCTGTCGGTCTGACACTAGATTATGTGATCCAAATGCGAGGGGGGTTCAGTTGGAGGCTTTCGCCGGGATAGGTAGTGACGGGGACATTCGAGGTCCCAGAGGTGGTAGCGCGTAGTTAGATTAAAATTCTCATGTAATAATAAATGGCATATCAGCTCCAACCTGGTCTTTCCATAGTTCAAAATGCGGG